GAGTATTTAATAATGAAAGACATACCAGAACATGTATGGAAAGACTATGATAAATCTAATCGTAGAAGACTTATTATTTGTAAAACAAGTAATCTTCCTGGGCATAGAACGTGGCGTAATTCGTGGAAGATTAATCAAGAGCTAGTAGCATAAGGAGAGAGAAATGACTACAATGATTCAAGACAAGAATGGTGTAATTGCTGCAGCACCGTCGTCAGTACCAGACAGGCATTTTCGAAATGCATGGATGTTCGATAGTGCACAGACTGCTATCACTGAAGATATAACTGAGGCTAAAAAAATATTTCAAGATAAGATAAGACAAGTCAGAGGACCTCTTTTAGATGCAGAAGATGTTATATACATGAAAGCATTAGAAGCCGATGATGCATCTGCTAAAACTGCAAGTGTAGCTAAGAAAAAGAAACTTAGAGATGCTCCTGCAGCAAGTGCTATCACAAGCGCAGATACAATCGATAAGTTAAAAGCCGCATGGGACAGTGATGTTTTAGGAGCGAGTCCTTATAAATAGAATAAAATAAGGATTTAAGTAATGGCAGCTCCTAATTCAAGAGGCACTTTAGCCGATTATTGCAAAAGACGTTTAGGCGAACCAGTTATCGAAGTCAATATTGACGAAGATCAAGTGGAAGATCGTATAGACGAAGCGCTACAGTATTACAGAGAATTTCATTCTGATGCAACTGTAAGAACGTATCTTAAGCATTTAGTTACAGCTACCGATGTCACTAACCAGTATATACCTTTAGCAAATAATATAATATTTGTTTCTAAGATGTTTCCTGTTGCAGGCGGTATTGTTGGAGGTAGCGGAATGTTTGATATAAAATATCAAATGATGCTAAATAATATTCATGATTTAATGAACTTTGCTGGCGACCTAGCATACTATGAGCAAATGCAACAGTATCTCTCAACATTAGACATGAAATTAAATGGTACACCACAAGTTCAGTTTTCTAGAAGACAAAATAGACTTTATGTATTTGGCGATTTTATTGATGGCGATATTCAAGAAGGTGATTACATTGTAGCTGAAGTTTATACAGAAATTAGTGATAGCGACCACACTTCTATATTTAATGATATGTTTGTAAAAGAATATACTACTGCGTTAATTAAACAACAATGGGGTCAAAACTTAATTAAGTTTGAAGGAATGCAATTGCCAGGAGGAGTTATTCTAAACGGAAGACAAATATATGATGATGCCACTGCAGAAATAGCAACTCTAAGAGAAAACATAAGATTAGAACACGAATTTCCACCAGACTTTTTCGTAGGTTAACATGGCAACCAGTTTATACTTCAGTCAAAAAGTAAAGTCAGAGCAAAACCTCTATGAAGATATAGTCATTGAGGCATTAAAGACCTATGGCCAAGACGTGTATTATTTACCGCGTGATATTGTAAATGAGGACACTATACTTGGTGACGACCCAGTTTCAAGTTTTAATTCATCTTATATGTTAGAAATGTATATTGAAAATACAGAAGGTTTTGAAGGTGAAGGAGATTTGTTTACAAGATTTGGAGTAGAAATACGAGATGAAGCTACATTTGTAGTATCAAGAAGAAGATGGTCTGATGCTGTTTCAAGATATGATAATGAAATAACAATAGATAGACCTGCAGAAGGTGACGTAATATATCTTCCTTTAAGTAAATCTTTTTTTCAGATATCTCATGTAGAACATGAACAACCTTTTTATCAATTAAGTAATCTACCAGTATTTAAAATGAGATGTCAACTATATGAATACACTGGAGAAAATATTAACACTGGTGTTGATGTACTTGATGATCTAGATGCTAAGTACGCATACAAATATATTTTAAGTCTTAATAATATTAGAGACAGTGCACAACTAACAGCAACATTAAATTCAGGTTTACTAGCTAGTGTATCTATTGCAGATAGCGGTAATGGTTATTATGCAGTTCCAGCTGTTCAAATTATTGATTCAACTGGAGTTGGTGGTGCAGTTTCTGTTACAGTTGATAGTAATAGCGGTGAAATTAATGGAGCGACTATAACAAATCCAGGTACTGGTTATAGTAACCCATCATTTATTTTTTCCAGTCCTGCACCTACATTATTTAAAGTTGGTGAAACAATAATATCTCCAAGTGGTACTAGTACTATGAGAGGCGAGGTTATTAAATATTCTGATTCAGACAACAAGATTCATATCATTCATGCTGGGGCAGATGATGGTAAATACCACACTTTTGCAGCAGGAAAGAAAGTTGTTGGATTAACTACAGGTGCTGGTGGAGTGATTACTTTAGTAGTAGAAGATAATCAATTATCTAATAACGAACAAAACGATGATTTTTCAACTGGAGCAGATTTCATTGACTTTAGTGAATCTAATCCATTCGGCGATGTGAGTAATAACTAATGTTTGGTGGACACTTTTATCATTCCAAAACTAAAAAAGCAGTTGCTTTATTTGGTAGACTATTTAATAACTTATATGTTATTAGACAAAATTCATCTGGGGCAGTGATAAGTCAACTCAAAGTTCCGTTATCGTATGCACCAAAACAAAAGTATCTTGAAAGAATAAGAGAAAATCCAAGTTTAACAGATGATACTCAAGTTGCTATTAAACTTCCTAGATTATCTTTTGAAATTACTTCTATTGCGTATGATCCTACAAGGCAGTTAACTAAAGTTGGAAATTTTACTACAACTTCTTCTACAGGTGATACAACTAAAAGACAAAAGTTTTTTACGCCTGTACCATATACAATAAATTTTCAGTTAAATGCATATGCTAAATCACAAGATGACGCATTACAGATCATAGAGCAAATTATTCCTACGTTTAATCCGCAATATGCGTTAACTATAAAACCATTTGCTACTGAATATCCAGAATTTAAAGAAGACATACAAGTTATCATTCAAGGCGTTTCTTTTTCTGATGATTTCGAAGGAGCAATGGAACAAAGAAGAACAATAATTTACAGTATGGACTTTGAGATGAAGCTAAGTTATCATGGTCCAATTGCAGATACTAGTATCATAAGAGATGCTAAAGCAAAAATATTCGACATCAAAGCAGGTCTTAATGATTCTGATATAGGATTAGAAACAATAGTTGTTACGCCCAATCCTTCTTCAATTATAGGCCTTGATGATAGTGACTTTGGATTTTCCACAACAATTTTAGATAGTGCGAGTTAAAAATGTATGAATACAGATGTAAAGTAGTAAAGATAATCGATGGTGACACTGTCGATGTTGATATAGATTTAGGTTTTGGTGTATGGCTAAAGAAAGAGCGTATAAGATTATATGCTATAGACACTCCAGAATCAAGAACAAGAGATCTTGAAGAAAAAAAATATGGATTAGCTGCTAAGAAATTTTTAACAGGAATGCTAGATGATGAAGGCGGTATAAGGCTAAAGACACAAAAAGACGCTGAAGGTAAATTCGGCAGAATCTTAGGTGAATTATGGAGAACTACTAACTATGCTGATCAATCTATTAACGATTATATGGTAGAAAAACATCATGCAGTAAGATACTATGGTCAATCTAAAGATGACATTGAACATGAACATATTAAAAATCGTGAGTTAGTTATATTAAATGAGTAAAAAAGATATAGAAAAGTTCTTTCCTCCAGAAGAAAAGAACATTGATAATGATTACAAGTATTCAAGAGATACATATTATGAGCTTGTGGAAAAAGGTAAACAAAGTTTAGAGTTAATGATTGAGGTTGCACGCGAAAGTGAACACCCTCGAGCCTTTGAAGTATTATCTGGAATGATTAAAAATATTTCAGATGTAAACGATAGACTTATGGACCTTAATAAGAAAAAGAAAGAAATAGATAAAAAAGATGATATCAAAAAGGTTGCTAACACAACTAATAATCTTTTTGTTGGTTCCACCACTGAGCTTCAAAAGCTACTAAAGAATGAATCGGAAATAGTGAATGTCACTCCAAAACAGGAATGAAAACTATCTAGGAAATCCTAATATTAAAAAAGACGGTATTGTTTCTAATTTTAATG